GTTCCTTTACGATGGCGACTGGTACTTTAACAGATCCAGTAGTCTTTGCTGAGTAAACGACCTCACCCTTATACTTGGGTTTAGTTTTCTCTCGAATCTGTTTAAATGTTTTCACTATAAGTTTTTTCCTTGTTTGTACATTTATTTATACAAATAAAGTTTCTTAGATCTATTTATTATTAAGAAATATCTTCTTCAGGTTCTTCTTCAACTTCTTCAGACTCTTCTACGTCATCTTCAAGGTCTAGTTCAAGGTCTTCGATGTCGATGTCTTCGTCATTGTTGTTGAAGATGTCTGCGGCAACACTTACCTTCTCCGCTTCCATCGCATCTTGTAACTTACTACCCAACATGTCATTGAATAGATCGCCTGCTTGATTATAGTTAGTTGCCTGAATCGCATCCACGAAATTATCGAGGTTCAATTCCATCTGTGTCTTTTCAACTTCAGGTACTTCTACTTCAGTTGCTTCTGCTTCACTCATAATTTTCTCCAATTAAAATTCTTCGTCTTCATTACCTGTTTCTGCATTGGCTTCGGTTGCGATTTGTTTCAGGATATTCTCAACCTCGTCCTCTTGCATTTGTAATACATTTTTCCAAACCCACTCTTTAGAGAAGTACTCACCAACATACTGAGATACTTGATCCATAGTCTGTAGACGTTCACGTAGAACCTCTGCTTCTTTGAGTTCAGAGAAGTGGTTGTCACGGATAAAGTCAACCGTGATGTCATTCTTCCACTCTTCCCAATCTAATTCAGTGATAACACCTTTCAGTATTAACTGTTTACGTAAGATATGTAGGAAAAGATTAGCGAAACGTTTTCTCAGTCTGTCAATAAACTTCTGGAACTTAACTTCGTCTCGGTTGATCTCTGTTGCACGACCTAGAGAGAACTGTGCCTCTTGTTCTAGACGTGATAGAGGTACGTTCAATGAACGATACAATCTCTTCTGGAAGTAGATGATATCATCAATCTGTCCAAGGTTCTCACCGCCAGGCAGTGTAGAGATCTCTGTACCACGACCACCTTCTTTACGTGGTAACCAGAAGTCTTCCAACATAGACATATGTTTGCGGTCATCTTTCAATTGACCTGTGTTCGCATCGTATACTAACTTGTTACGATAACGAGACATGATGTCTTTCATGTGTTTCTCTGCCTTCTGTGTAGGCAAGTTACCGACATCTATGTAAAAGATTCTACGTTCAGGCGCACGTGCGAGACGGTAGATTACCAATGAATCTTCCATCATACGCAATTGGTTGATTGGTTTGATTGCCTTGTGTAGGAAAGATACCACACGTTTTCTAGAAGGATCTAGTAGACCAGACGTAACATAGGATACTGAATCTGGACTTAGTTTAACACCAGACTGCGTTCCTGCTTTCTCTTGATAGATATAGAACTCTTCTGTCTTATCTACAATCTTTGCGTTAGTCGTGGGATCCTTCTTATACTTTACCTCACGAACCTTACGTACTTTCGCAGAGTCGATAGGACGTATTTCTTGAATACCCATCTTCATGTTCGATTCGTTCACAACTAGGTGATGATACAAACGACCATCTACATACCATGAACGGAACATGTCATGACCCAATTCATTGAAGTTCAACATACCACATATGGCATCAAACTCTTCAATCATTAGTTTTTTGATCTTGTCAGATGTCTTAACGTTATCGAGATCGAGTTCTACAGGTGATTCCATTTCGGAACCTGAGATTGCTTCGTTTACAATATCTTCGATAGCTGCATCGACTTCAGGATGTTGTGCAACACCCCTATACTTTTGAATCTGTTGAGTGTTATCTTTTGAATCTGCACCGTCCATATCGATATATGAACCAAAGTGAGAACCCGAGGCAGAGACGTATCCAGCACCATCGGGATCTACCGCTGGTACAATTGAAGGTAATTTTTCCTTTTCTGTCGGTTTATTTGATGCTCTTTTGATTTCGAAACCAAAGAGTTTTAAACCGTTATTCTCGTCTGCCATTTAAAAACCTCAAAACTTAATAGTAAAATGAAAGGGGAGACAATTCCCCCCTTCCATTCATTACTTATACTAGAATTAACTAGTAGTATTTGATTCCCAATATTGGATAGCAAATTCTACAGTGAACTCTTCGATTGCATCATTAGTCTCGTAAGACAATGCAATCTCCCCAACGTTAGTCGGGAAACAACCACGGAAGTTGTATGTTTTCAATACATCTCCATTGCGGTCAAGTTGATCAACGGATAAATCCGCCTCGTAATCTACAGGGTTAGATAAACCAGTATTTGCACTGTGTGCATTGATACCATTCATCCAACGTTCCATAGCGTCACGAACGTTGAAGTCCGTGTCGTTTATTACAGTTACAGTCCAGTTAGCGAAAGTACGATCGCCCGCAATCTTCAATTGACGGCCACGGAACGGAACAGTTACCAGTGCCATTTCTGACACAGGTAATGCCGCTGTCTTACATAGGAAGGATGCAAGTTCTACATCTCCACCAGCGTAAGCAGGGAAGTTCAATGTTGCCTTGAAGAGATTGGGACGTGCGCCTCCACCACGGAGTTTTGACTTAAAGTCGTCTACACCTAATACTGCCATTTTCTTATCTCCTCTATACCGTGCCAACTACTTCGTCAAACTCAACCCCAGTTCTAACTGCAACGAAGTTCAACGTTACGAAGTTAATAGAACGGGCGGGTTTGATGAAGATTGAAGCGATAAATTCATTTCTATCAACGACTGCTGGTGTGTTGTTTGTTTCGTCACAAACTACACGGAAGTCGGTGATACCTCTTCGACCTTGTACTTCACGAAGTAAAGGTTCTACGATGTTTGTAAATTCAGCACGAGTAAACTCATCGTTGAATTCAAACATTACGTTCTTAGCTGCACGGGCAATCGCTCTTTCAAGTACAAGGAACAATCTACGAACGTTAATTCGATCGAATGCACTTGGACGAGATTCAAACGTCTTGTCACCAAACAGGATAACACCAGCGCCTGGAATATTGGCAATTGGGTTAACGCCTGCTTTATATAGAGTATCTCTTTGAGTTTTGTTTGGGTTATTTACAATGTCCGTTACACCCAAGTAGTTACCTCGTCTCTGACCAGCAGGAGAGAACCAAGGTGCAGCTACCGCATCTGTTCCAGCGAACAGACCAGCAGTACTTGAGTTAGCGGGAACTTGTACATACTTATCGTTGTACTTGTCATAAACCTTCAACCAGTTATTATCAATAACTAGGTATGAAGAACGAGTACAACCACTCGCAAACGAAACGGTATCGTTTACAGGTTGAGTTCCTGTGATACCAGCTTTAGCAGGGGAAGTAGTTACAACACAATCTTTACGTCCTACAGCAATAGAAACAAGATCATTTACTACTGTGTTACCAGCAGTCTTGGTTCCGTGAGCAGGAGCAATCAACATGTCAACTTCAACAGTTTCTACGTCTTCGAATAGATCAAAACCAGTAGCGTATTCAGAAGTGCCGATAGAAGCACCATCATGTCCACCACCTAGTTTAATTTTAGACTTTACGTCAGTCCAAGAACTGAAACCAACAGAGTAATCCTGAGAAGAATCTACTGTAGGTACTTCACCGATGTGAGAACTAAAGGTACTGTAATCTGTACCAAAGGCAGAATCGTCACCGAAGTAATCGTTCCAGATGTAGTTAGACTTATTGTTAACAACGTCTGAAATGAAGTTTGGTGAACCGTCTGGTGTCAGTGCATTCTCAAGAATCGATACATGTGGGAATGTTTCCAATACAGTACCTTTAGTTCCAGAGAGAGCGCCAGTACGATCAACAACAGCAATGTGCATCTCATCATTTATAGAAGAGGCATTAGTTTCTGCGAGGAACGGTGAAGTGCCTGGAGCTTGATCAAATGCTTCTGCATATGACCATGCTTCGAACGCTGAATCGTTTGTTTGAGCAGGACAGAATGATACTTCTAGTGCGTTACCTAGTTTACCAGCATACTTAGCTGCGAATGAACCAGTCTTGGATGAACTCAGTATTAGAGAGTCGAAGTGATCTCTATTCTTAATGAGGATCTGTTCACCAGCACTGTCAAGTCCAGTATCTAACACAAGTTGGTTAGATGAAGAAGCGTTAGCTGCTGAGTCACCGACCTCACGTACAACGTAAAGAGAGTTAGAATATTTTAAGAAGTTTGCTGCAGACAAAAAGTCTACATTGTTCGATGTGTCGGGTGCAGCGAAGACGCTTACTAGACCAGACTCATCTGATATTAGTGTGCGTTCTTGTACAGGCCCCCAACGAAAATTCCCTACAAAGGCGCCAGTCGATGACGTTACACTAGGTACTACCCCAGTGAGATCAATCTCTTTGACTACAATTGCGGGAGAAGCTGATGTTGCCATAACTTTTTCCTTTTTTCGGTTTGCGAATTATAAGTGTGCATTATACGTATTTTTCTTCAATACCTTTATTTATACTTTGAAGATTTTCAGTCCCATTCATGCACACCTACAGAACCTTGTAAACGTTCCAACCACTCTGACATATCCTCGCCTGGTTGCATCTGTTGTTCTTCTGACTCGATGTGTTCTGACCCATCATCGATGAAACCAGCTGGAGGCACATCATTCTCGATTGCCAACATCTTCTCTTCAAACATCATTTGTTTGAGGTTGATATCAGTCATGTCCGCAAAGAACTGTGTTGATACAAAGTATCCAAACATCACTAGGTTCATCATTAGATCGTCATGGTTACCATCAGATGCCTCGTAGGATTGTCCCTTACCTACAAACGTACTGATCTCTAGGATAGTGTTCTCGTCCACAATCTCTAGTTTACCTTCCTCAAGTATGTCCTTGATGGCAGTACAACCAAGACGTTTACTCTTACGAGTCATCTCGATACCGATAGAGTTTGCTTTTACTGCCGATGAAACATATACATTCTCATACTCTAGATCATAATACAGACCATTACAAACGACCGTACCTTGATCATTTGACTCAATTACCACATATGCATCGTTGTAGAGAGACGAATACTTATATATAATATTAGGAAACAGCACAGGCGATATAGAATTATTGCGATAGACGGCAACCTGTTTAAATGGTTTCGTGCTAATGTCGATTACGTTAAACGTAGAATAGTCCTGTCCTCTTCCCTTCGATACATCGACACATACAAGATACTCGTGATCTTTTTGTGGCTTATCGTAAACTAGGAAGTCTCCCCCATTTAGATATTCTATGGGGTTTTTTGCACGTAGTGACAGAAGTGTCTCTGCGTTGATTAGTGTATCACCTGTTCCGAAGAAGGTGTTACCAAATTCTTGATCGAACTGTAGTTGTGACGTGTTCGCAACTGTTTGACGTTTCCACTCCTCATCTCGGCCTGGCACATCATTCCAATTAACCTCAAAGGGTTTGAACTCGTTTACTCCTTGTTTTGCACCTGTCCAGATTTTCTCGAAGGGGTTTCCGATTCCATTAGCAGTTGACGTAATAATAACTTTAGTTTCTCGACCAGCCGACACAACAGGATAGGTTGATGTATAGAACTCATTTGCTCTTTCCACAAAAGCGAACTCATCAAGAAACAGGAGGTTGACAGACATACCACGAATACTACTGCCTGAGGTGGCAGCCGCAATAATTCTAGAATTATTACTAAACTCAATACTACCTTTATTGAGTGCTTTACAACCTGGCTGTAAAAAGAACGGCAAGTTTTCCAATGCGAGTGTAACACGACCTAACATCTCCCTTGCAGTTGCACCTTTGTTGGCAAGCACCGCAATTGTTTTTTCGGGATGAAATATCGCATACCATAGAATGTAAACCACAGACGAAATACTTTTACCCGATTGACGGCAAGCAAGCACTACGCAGAAACGATTATCGTTGAAGTGATCGAACATCTTCTCTTGATATGGATACAAGTTAAAGTTAACCAGTCCGTCATCAAGTGAGATAATCTTTACGTAGGTTCTTGCAAAATACGCTGGGTCATTCATACACTTAGCGTATTCTTTTACCGACTCCTCAGTCCATTCCTCTGCAACACCATCCTTCTTTACATTGGGGTTGCCGAGGTAACTATTCTTTTCCGCTGGGTTCAACATCAATCACTTTTTCCTCATTACGTAGTATTCGCTGAAGGTCAGCAGTAGAACCTATAAACACATTGTTGTTGGTGGTTCCACCTTCTTGTCCAATCTGTTTAGGTTCTTGTTTGATATCCTTATTCTTCTTATTCAGATCCATAAGTTTATCGTTCACGTCCGAGATGTTCTTTATCATCCCAGATAATACTTCGAATGCACGAGGGTGTTCTGACTCTCGTGCCACTTCGATCATGAGTTCCAACGACTCCCTACCCTTCTCGATTAACTCGTAGTAGGTGTCTCTTGAATATTCATAATCGGTATTAACATTTTTATCTTCACTCATTCTTTCTCGCTATCTAACAAACTCACGTTAAACCCAAAGTCATCGTCAGGTGAGACGTTGTTTGGTGTTGGTACTATATTTAGTCTTTCAACAAATAAGTCACTGTCTTGCATTCCAGCATCTTTTAGGAAAAAGTTCGTATCAATTTCACGGATAACCGATTGATCTTTTTCTGGGCCATAGAAAGACATTTTCATCTCAAAGTCTAGTGTGTAGATGATAGTACGTCTTTGTCCTACAGATCCTTCGAAGTCATCAGAGAAAGTTATGCCATTAAGAATAATGGGTACGTCTTCTTTGATCTCACTGTAATCACTAAAAGGTTTTACTGATAGAGTATATTGGGGGTTAAAATAGGGTATAACTTGTTCCACCATCTGCAATGCATCGTCTTGTGATTTAGCATATATGTTTAATTGGAAACCAATTGTGTATGGAACAGATGTATAAAATCTTTTCTTCTTAGTATTGTCCGTGGATGCACGAGCAAACTTGTTTGTTTTGGGTAACTGTCTCTCTGGATCGTATGCAATGTTCGTGATCTCGAATGACATACGTGGGAGTTTCATCGCAACTCTACGTTCAGCGTCTTCTCCCTTAGACATTTGTTCTAGTCGTTCGATGAACGATCTACGTGGCGCATACGACAGAGGAACTTTAACCTGTGAGATAGTTGCGCCCGAAGAGTTCTGTCTCAACACGTGTAAGTTGTTAAATATAGAACCGAATACCGATACGGCAGTCCTTACTCGCTTGTTATAAAACCAATTACCGAACATTAGAATATATCTCCAAACGGATTGGATTCCGAGAAGTCTAAGAAGTCTCCCTCGAAATCATCGAATACTTTATTTTGTGCGGTTTTCTGAATTTCTTGTAAATCTTCTACAAGTTTAGGAATCCACTCGGCATCAGATGATGCACCGATGACAGGTGCGCTTGAACCAATAGTCCTAAACGTTCCGTCCGTACTACCAACATGTGCAAGTTGAAGTATGCGGTCACTATCTGACCAACGAGTAACCTCACCCTTAATACTATAATCTAAATTAGTTTGCGTTACGGTCTCGCCTATGATATAATTACCGCCTGCTGTAGTATTGTCTACAGTTAATGTTGGTTCAGTAGTATAATGTAGACCACCGTTTGTCACATCTACTGAACTTATACCACCATCCAAAACTGTTACACTTAGTGTCGCCTCTTCTCCATCATAGTGTCTTAGAATCGCTGTGTTCGAATCACTATCGAAGGCAGACGAAGGCACAGATATATTTGTGGGTAGAGCGGATACATGTATTTGCCCGATCATAGAACCATGACCAGCGACAGTACACTGATAGTAGTAAATCCCAGTACTGGTAAATTGATACGACACTGTAGATGAGGATTCTGTTGCGAGAACATTATCATCACCATCTTTTATTTGTAGTGGGTGACCGCCAGTGTTATTATTTAACACGATTGTATCATTAATTACAACATCTAAGATTGGGTCTTGGAGAGTCTGTATCTCACCAGATCTGTCGGTAGAACCAGAGGCAAAAGTATAGTCTGAACCATCACCACTTTCGATATCGAGTGTGAACGTCTGTACGGTATGCGCTAACCTAGAATCCAATATTTGATCGGACGTTCCTATCAATGAACGGAACTCGTCTAATCGTCCTTCAAATGAACCGTAGTTAATACCGTCTACTTCACGTGCAGCAAACGAACCTAAAGAGTATTCACGATCGCTGATGAGATCCAACGGTCTATCTGACACAGAGTCTAACGATTTAGTACCATTTACATAAGCACGTACGGTATTATTATCATGACTGAACAAGAAGTGTGTCCACTGATTGTTAGTAAACGTTGCCGGAAGTTGTTTGAGGGGAACACCGTCATTGTTCACAAAACCATAATTTATCTTAGCGTCGCCATCAACGGCAAAGATCATTTGGTTCTTGTCACTATCACCCCCAGTTACAAGTAGTGCTTGGTAACCTGACTGTGGTAATGAATTTGTTCTAAAGAATAGTTCTACTGTACCATTTCTATCTTGACGTAAGTAATTGTTCTCATCACCATGACCCAGATATGAGTGCAATGATGACACGCCAAACTTACGATTAGTATCATTAGGATCGGGTCTCTCTACAGTAATGGTAGGAGGTTCTTTAAATCCGAGACCGGCCGAAACCACATCAACACTAGTCAATCTACCCTGATCATCGATCTGTGAAGTAAACGTTGGAATGTTCGCAGCAGGATTGTTCATTGTAACTTTATACTGATACGCACCTTCATACTCTATCGCATCAATAGATGCAATATCAGTATCAAAGTCTTCATCACTGTATTCGAATAACTCACACTGCATACGGAATGTGGGTAGGTTACTCAACTGATAGAATGGCGTCTCAGTCTCTACCTTGAGAACCTCGAACATAGACTCTGACATAGGCAAGTAAATGACATCACCTTCACGAGGACGGAAACCGTTCTCAGTCAGATTATCACCTACCATCTTTTTCCAACGTCTACGTGCGACAACGAATGTTGCTTGGTCTCTTAACTCGATACCAAACTTAGTGAACAGATCTCCTTCTCCATCGAAACCTTCTTGGTTCTCAATGTACATCTCGATCTTATATGCATCTGAAAATCGTGAAGGGATGTCATCACCAAAGATCTTATCTTGGTTGACTATCTCACGTGGGATATAGTATACGTCCTCACCATAGAACTGTAAAGACTCAATTACTAAGTCTTCATAGAGGTGTTGTTCTGAACGTACCTTTTTGCTGATATACGGATTTGTTGCCATATTATCCTACGAAGAAGACAGGGCCTACATCTTCTTCTTCCCTAAACCTAGTTCTAATTTGTTCAAGTTCGTTGTTCGCATCTTCGAAGATCGAACGACCAGAAATCTGAACACCGCCAGGCAAGGTCATACCATCGAATTTTAGTAGGTTGGTTCCCCATTGCCTTTTAATAATTGCTGTGGTATACTCTTTAAGAAACTTATGGTTCCACAACGAATTGTACTCTACAGTACTGTTGGGGGTGCGGATACCATATACTTCACATACAATATGATCGCCTACCGATAATTTTTCACTACTGATATAGAAGTATAGACGATTCCCTTGTCTGTCATGAGTAATCTGAGGAACACCTGTTAATTTCATATCAAGTAATGATAGATGTTGTTGCATCTGTTCGTAGTATGCAATGTCGCCCGCATAGTTGTTTAGATCAGTAACATCATTCAACATCATCTGATACTTGATGTCAAAGAAGTTTGTTGATTGTGAAACAGTGTTGATCGGAAAAACTCGAACGACAGTCTGGATATTATCATCTTGTAGATCAATATATCCGTTGTCGATATCTTGCTGTGTAAGCGGAAAAGACATGTAGTGTCTACGTGAACCATCTGGATGATTCTCACGGAACCACTGAAGACCTTCGTCAACACGATCCTCTAGTTGTTCATCATCGACATTTATTTCGATCACAGGGGAACCCAAACTACGTAAACAGTAATCTATAAGTTCTTGTCTAGTGTTTGGACTCGCCATTAGTTTATCCTTGTCCCTGAAGAGTTATATACTCTCAGTTGTTGAAAGTCGATAATTTCTACCGCACTTGAAGAATCTTCTGTCTTTAAAAAGATGATTCCTTGGTTGGTATTTATTGCTATCTCGCCTAATGCTAAGTCACTAGTAGAAGGAGTGACACCCTTTGCATCACTCTTCTTGTGTTTAATTGTAGTTGACAATTTCTACACTCCAAATTATCTAAATTGTACTACTATTTATGATCCGTATGTACCGCCATCTACAATACTAATCGCAACAGATCCACTTGTCACTGTGAAGTTATCAGTTGGGAAATTAGCAACACCACGATTAGCGGCAGTCGCAATTTCGGCATCTATAGTCAGTGAGTTTCCACCATCATTATATGTGAGATCAATTGCTTCACCCGCTAACAATAGATTTGATACACGGTCATCGATTGTCTCTGACATACCAACAATAGTTGCATCAAGCGGAATACTCGATACCCACTTATGACCTGATGGTTCAAATAGGAAAGATGGTCGAGTCGTACCAGCGTAACCTGGCGCACCAAGTCTTAGACCAGCACCGTCTGCCTGAGCTGCGTTAGCAGCGTCATCCGCAAGTGTCAACGTCAAGTCCGCAATAGTGATCTCTGTACTATTGATGGTCGTTGTAGTACCTTCAACTGTTAGGTCACCTTGGATAACAACTGTACCAGAATCACCTACAGGGTTGGGATTCAAGTAAAGTGTTGTATCACCAGCGTCAGTTGTACTAATGGTGTTGTCTTTAATCTGGATATTATCGACATTGATCTGAGTTAAACCAACAAGTGTGGTAGAAGATGCACCAAGATCAATTTCGGTTGAACCGATTGTGATACTGTCGTTTGCAAGTTTAACGTTAGTAACACCACCGTCTTTAATACGGAGTGTATCTGAACCGTCACTTTCAAGTGTTGAGTTATCTACATTTACACTAAGCGATACTGTACTACCAAGTGATACTGAACCACCACCACCAAGACCAGCACCTGCTGTAACCGTTACTGCACTGTTTGATAGTTTACTGTTTGCGATAGATCCAGCAAGTTGTGCATTCGATACACCACCAGACTTAATACTTACCGCACCAGTAGAAGTAGAGAAGTCGTTTGAACTAAATGATGCAACACCTTTCTTAGTAGTAGTCGCATGGTAACCACTAATTTTAAATGCTTTGTCTACGTTATTGTATTCAACTGCGATACCGTCAGACGAGTCACCAATAATTTTTAGTGTATCGGTCAATAGGTTGATAGATCCACTTGAATCACCACCTGTTCCGAATTCATCTACCGAAACAGCAAGTGTTGTCGCAACAGATGTGCTGCCTGCAGCGGTTAATTGACCTTGACCATTTACGGTAAATGTTGGAATTGCAGTAGCAGAACCATAACTGCCGGCGGATACAGCTGTGTCAGTGATGGCGAGACTGACTTGGTTGTCTGTTACAGTTGATGTTATACCTGTTCCACCGTCAAACGTTAATGTCTGACCAGTAGAGAATAAATCTGAGTCTGTTCCATCACTGATACTGAAGTCTGATACAACTGCGCCTACCTGATCATCTACGTATTTTTTGGTAGCAGCATGCTGATCACCAGTTGGATTGGTAACATTGATAATCTTAGATGTGTTGACATCTACACTACCAGAACCATTCGGATCAATTGTGACATTTCCGTTTGAGTTAGTGGAACTAAGTGAGTTACCGTCTAACTTTAAATTATCAACTTTAAGTTGATTTACTTTTGCGTTTGCATCTGTAATGATTGCAGAGTTTGCTGTTAACGTACCTTTGGTATGATCCAACATGTTGGTGAAATATACACCACCGATAGTACCTATATTTTCAGCAACGCCAGCGGTTTCCGTTCCGAAACCTACGTATAATCGTTGACCGCCAGATGACGAATCAGCATAACTATATGCTAACTCACCGTTGCCCAGTTCCGAAGGAGATCCTTGCGAACCTGAACGTTTTATTAGAATTTTACTTGCCATTAGTATTGGCCTCCGTTAAGATTTTGATCTTCTAGATCATTAGTAGCGTTGAAACTGGAAGATGATTCATCATAAACGAGGACACTACCCTGTTGTGCGCCCGTAGTATCAACTCCCGCCAAGTTGTTGATACTACCACTAGTACTAGTTATCCTTCGTACTGGACGCCCAACGACCACCTTTTTAACTTTAGTGGTTCCTTGAGTAGTTACTATAACCGCCATCTTTCCCTTACCTATCTTGTTACTGATGGGTTTACTTTAATCTTTCCTTCGAGGACTCGTTCGATGATTATATTACCATCACTGTCTTCGAAAGAAAGTTCGACATCATATACATAACGACCCGATGTTACCAACTGATCGGTTTCTTCATTCGTTAGATTCAAAATCGCAACACCGCCTGTAGTGTCTGAAATAGTAGTTGTAAAATCTACTGTACCATCCACGTCAGCATTGTAATTTCTTTTCATTTTAGAATTAACACTATACCCAGACAGATTTTTTGCTGATCCGTCTTGTTCTCTCAAATGTATCTCAATGGATACATCTGCGCCTTGGTCAATTGTAAGATCTTCGTATTCTGCCATTTTTCTTTTCTAAAAAGTGTCTCTATGGTTTTATTTATATGAATTAGATTCTTTATTCTGAACTAATTTCATCTATTACTTGTTCTCTGTACTCCGCACTCGCCTCTTGTTCATTAAAACAAAAGGATATTGTGTGTCTCCAACAGTCACTTTCTGCCATATGATACATTAATTTTTCTGGTTCACCGTAATGACCAAAGTATCCTGCCTTTAATTGCCAGCCTGGTTCGTCTTGCATGAAGACAACTTCTTGTTTGTCAACATCCCAATAACTGAATCCGCCATCTCCTGTCTCACTATAAGAGAATATGAAGTTATAGGCACACGCATTTGCATTATTATGCCAAGAGATATATCCGCCAGGAGGATAGATTGCAGTCAATGCATTGTTACGAGTTCCCAGAAAACTCATAATCTCTTCATTTAATCTTCCCATTTTCCTTATGAAATCGGCTCTCCATTTCGCTTCTTCTTGTGTCTCAGGAAACTCGTTTTTAAAAAATCTATGTTTCTTGTTGGAGACCCGAAACTCATACCCATACATAGAATCTGGATACCCTTCGTGACGATTGCCCAGAGATATAATTTCTCTGAGGTAATCATCGCCTGTCCAGTGATGTCTATTGGTTCTTTGGTCTTTACAACTAACATGCATCCACCTCTCAAATGACTCGGGATCTTCGTTTCTTAACGATACGAAGTCATCGAGAATTTCAATTAGTTCTGGGTTTCTAATTGGTATTTTTCTCATTTTTTCTTCTGTCATACTATATGCCCGTCTTTGTTTAATCCACAAGAGTAGTGACGTAATACCACTTCTCCTTCTGGTCTTGTTCTTGCCCAATTCCATGCATTGTAATAATTCCAACGCATATCATCTTTAAATATACCTACCTTGAGGTCTTTATACTTTTCCTCTTTCTCTACTAACCACCAGAGTGAGAACTGATCCCAAGATTTGAGACTGTCTATGTAACCTTCTGGCCACCACTCGTCTCCCATCTGTTTGCGAGTCAATTCCCACCAGTCGTCCATAAACTCACGAACAATCGGTTTACTCATATCATATAAACAGACGCCTCCACAAAGGGTAAACTTACTTGGCCCTTCTGGTGTATCAAAGTCTCTTTCCGCATAGATGTAATCACGTTCATCTGTTAACGCAGAAAACATAACGTCATAGTCACCAAGTTCATCATAGACATTTCTTATGTCTTCATGTTCACATTCCATGTCCGCATCAATATACATTGTGAGGTCATAAGGAGATTGGGTCATCCCCCACAATTTCGCACGGTAGTGACTATCACAGTGTATGACGTTATCCGCAAGTTCTTCTGCACGTTCATCGATCATCCAAGGTTCACACACCAATGTGATATTGGCATCTTCATGGTAATCACGTATAGAATCTATCAAGTTGATCGCATAAACATAAAAGTTAGGTTTATTTGATGCAACAACAACAATACCTTTACTTTTCTCCATCTTCCTCTGCCTTCTCAACGCTTTCCTGAAGAATCATGATTGCATACATATCAACTTCGAATCGACTCTTTGCACGTCTTAGTTTAGACTTTAATGGTCGGTTCTTACATGATTTAATTTCGTCTACTTCGAACGCTTCCATCTTGTAATTGAAGAGGTCTTCTAACTTACGTGCCTTTGCATGTTCTTCGTCACGAAGTTTCTTCTCTTCTCTCTCAGAGGCCTTTCTTGTTGTACGTTCTGTTGTATTTTGGTCGATGAGTTCCATACCCAAGACTTCTATTACTTCCTCATAGTCTGGATTTGGATTGCCATCCTTATCTACTCTATTCAATCGCATGACCTGTCGGGTTACCCGCTCTAGATCATCTTCGATCTCCATAATACAGTTCAATTCATTTTTCGCATCTGTTTCCCAGAATGCATTATCTAACCACTTTCTACTACTCATCTCAATCTCCTATAATTAATTGATGATATATCTATATTAAAGTTATTTAGGCGGATCTTAAATACAGTGTATAAGTTTCCACCGTTGATGTATTTGTGTCAATTGTTGTACCCACATAATTACCAACAAAGTTTCTCGAATAGTTTCCGATAAAGTTTCTTGAATAATCCCCGATAAACGTCCTGTTAAAGTCTCCAGTGTAGTCACCTATGAAGGTTCTGTTGTAGTTACCGACATAGTCACCCAAGAAAGATAGTGTAGTAGTTCCTACGGAACTTCTAGAGTAGTCAATCCAAACTCCGCCTCCACCATAGTTGGGACTAAATCTAGAATAAGTACCTATGTAAGTCGAAGTACTTTGTCGAGTAAAGTCTACGTAATTTCTTACTCTGATCGACAGTCTAGTGGAGGTTCTCGAATAGTTTCCGATAAAGTTTCTAGTATATGTAGATGGTCTTACTCTTAGGTAAGTTGAAACCCTAGTTCTTGCATAATTACCTATAAAGTCTCTGGTATAATCACCAACATAATTGCCAAGAAAACTACGATTAAAGTTTCGTTGATAATTGCCAACAAAACCTCTGGTATAATCGCCAGTATAATTACCAGAATAACTACTATGTCGGAGACGTAGATAGTCACCAACGAAAGATCTTGTAAAGTTTCCTACGAAGGATCTGAGGTAGTTACCCATATAATCAGCAGTGTAATTACCAACATACGATGATACTCTACTTCTAGTAAATGCGCCTGCATAATTTATTGATGCGATTCCAATGTAGTTACCTGTATAGTCAATCCAAACTCCACCGCCACCGTAGTTGGGGCTAAATCTAGAGTAAGTCCCAACATAATCCTGTTCGGCGGTTCCGATGTAGTTGACGTAATCTCGGATTCTGGTGAATGCGCTTATTCTGAATCTACTATAAGTATCGGTTATTAATCGAGTAGA